TTGCGTCGTTCTGATAGTGCTGAGGATATTCTCGGCTAAAGATAAACATATTGTCCTTGATAGAACCATACACCATCTGACGCCAAGACTTGCTATTCCAAGCAAACGATTTGCCTTTGCCGTCGAGGTCGTATGTGTATTCACGGTCAGATGCCATGAACGCAATCAAACTTCCCTCGTCGAACATATAACTCAGACTTCCAAGAGCGTATTCTCCATCATGCAGAGCATGACAAGAGCGCCAATCGTGTTTTGTTACACTGGCAGTCATAAAGTCCATGGGGTTGATGCTGATATGAGCGACAGAATGAACTTCTTTATTCTGGATGAACTTTGAAAGTTCAACATCAAACTCTTTATCATCGAAGAAACTGGAAAGATACCTAGATAGTTTCTCTCCGCTCTTTACCGGCCTATACTTTGTAAGCTGGTCGTGCGAACGGACAGTGTTACTCAAAAACTCTTGCGTGCTGAACATGTCGAGAATCGGAGCATACTTGATGAACTTGCGCTTGAAGTCACCAAGCATAGATTTGATAAGAACTTCATCCTTATCGGGACGCAGAGCGATGTGTATATCGTGAGAAATTGAGAACTGATGGCCGAACAGAACATAATACGGCCACTTCTTTTCTGCCCAAGGCAGAAGCCACTTTCTTACCTGCTCTTTTGTCACAAAGATTGCCTTACTGCTACGCCGTGCGTTTTGAGTGTTCTTACAGTTGGCAACCTGATTCAAGAACAACGTAATTTCTTTTACAGGAGCTTTGTCAATCATTTCCTCAATGACTGCTTTTTCTCCATCTTTTCCAACAACCTGTCGCGCCTTGTCAGAAATTGAAGTAAACGTTCTGCCAACAAGACGTTTATCCTGTTTGCCCTCTAACACCATTTCACCATACTTTTCGAGGAAAACTCCTGCCGCGAACTGGTTGATGGCGAACGGAAGAATTTCCTTTTTCCATTCAGAAACAGCTGAATCTGAAGTTACATGGAAAGCATCCCACAGAAAATACAGAACTGAATAACCCTTGTCTGTGATTCTCCATGTTGCCAACGTAACACCGTTCTTATTCTTGAACGCATACTCGTTGGGTTTCAAATCCTTTCCAGAGAATGAAACAGCATCACTGTTACACAGACGCAACGAGTCCATGTAAGGACGGATGTTAGCACCACCATCGTTCCTATGATGCCAACCCCAGTTGACGATAAACACCTTGTTTCTGTTTTCATCCACATTGGCCGAAATAAAATCCCTGAAACACACTTCGAGCGTTTCGTCCGTGACTTCCATCTCAGGAAGATGATGGTTGTAAAGCACAACCAACGTATCGTCCTTGAAGAACTCACGACACACTGGCTCTAAGAGTTTTTCAGAGAATCGGTCATATTTTTCCGGTGTACCGTCCCATTCTCCTACGAGTCTTAAATCCATTTTTTTGACCTCCAATAAGTTTCTCACCACATATATTATAACACAATCTACTCTACCGTGTCAAACAATTTCGCATGTTCAGCTACACGATTATCAGCGATAGAATAAATAGTATTATCCATCTCAATGCCAATAAAATGCCTATTAGTATTTAGACAAGCTACTGGTGTTGTACCACTCCCCATAAATGTATCTAATACAACCATTTCTGGATTTGTGTACAACTTAATTATATACTCAAATAATGCCACTGGTTTCTGTGTTGGATGAAGTCCTCTCTCTTGTTTAAACTCAAACACATTTGTGGGATAGCGTTGCCCTGTGTTTATGATTTCTTTGTCCTGTTTGTAAGCTATTTGTGTAGCTTCTCCGCCACTACGCCTGCTTTTCCAAACGTATGGTTTACCCTCAGACATTACAGGATTGTAGATGTTCTTCTTCTTATAAAAGACCATGATGTCCTCATACCTACGCATAGGTTGAGTTTTAGCTAGGTTAGGCGATGTTGCGTTCGGTTTTACCCAAACGCAACTATACCTATAAATATCTTGGTTTTTCACAATCACATTTGCTGAGAAAGGATTATTCCCAAACATGACTATTGTGCCATTATCTTTTATAATCCTTTTGTAATGTGTGAATAAACCGTCAATATCAATTTCGCACTCCCACTCACAATTTGTTGTATTGTAAGGCGGGTCAGTAAGAATCAAATCAATGCTACAATCCTCAATGTCTGGCAAAACTTTGAAACAATCTCCATTTACCAGACAATCGAGGAATCGTTCATTCATACATGTTTACCGTCCTTGACTTGATGAATCTATTATATCACAAAACCAAGAACTTGTCAAACATTTTTGACTGTCTCAACACACTTCAATTTATACACACTATTCAGTGTTGTAACAATGATATACCATCCATCAGCCGTTGAAACAATTTCAGTAACAGTAGACGTATGTAAAAACCTAGTATATTCTGGCACATATGGCAGAACAGCTCGTTTTCCAACTTCCAGCTCACCGATAATTACTTTACGTCCAATTCTTGCCAATGCTCTTTCATCTGTTTTTGCTGTACCGTCTACATTTGTGATTTCTACAATCTCATAGATGTCGTCTACAATAGGGAAAGTGTTACCACAGTTTTCGCAGTATGCTTTATACTCTGGGCCACCAGCAACTGCTCCAATGAGATTCATAACATTTAAAACTTCTTCATTTCTTTCGGTTCCTTGGGTATGATACCCACATACAGGGCAAATAAATTCTTTCATCGCATTACCGTCCTATTTCTTTTGTTATATTTGCCCTCCTCGTTTTTATACAACGAAACAGAAATAGGCTTAGAATAAGACTAAGCCTAATATTTGAACATCCTTTTCGTCTTTACTCAACAACCACACAACCCCACGAGGACTCGAACCTCGTTCGACGATGGCATCTACCCCAAATGCTTTACGGCTGTGCTACGTTGAGTGTGGAGCATCAGACGGGACTTGAACCCGCAATATCCTGCTTGGAAGGCAGGTGCCCTACCAATTGAGCTACTGATGCGTGTTGATATTATGCCTTAGCCCGGACACAAAATCCGGGCCAACCCGCACGATAATTATATTTTTTCTATATCTTTTACATATTGCTCATATAACCATTTATTTAATCTCCATACAGGTAAATTTGGAGAAGTAACATAGTTTACAATTTGTTGGTAATCGCACTCTTTTAATTTATCACCAAGCCATTCCTTTTTTGATTCATCATCAACTCTGAAAACAATTTCATTATCGGCAAATTCATCATTTTCCAATAAATGAATTTTACCCCACGCCTGAACTCTATAATCCCATGGAAAGTTCAAAATTTCGTCTTTGTGCTTTTCTTTCCCCATTCTAAAAATATGTCTAGAATAAATTCCCGGTATTTTATAGGTTTCTTCTATCAAATCACTTTTATGGTATATGTTAAAGCAACAATGAACGCCACGTCCTGAATATTTTAACAAACCCAAATCCTCGCTATATAATAGTTCTGTGCCTTTCATGGTACGTTTCTGATTTAACTGTGAGATTGGTTGTATAAAAGCGATATAATCACTATGTTTCAATGATGCTATAATAAACTGTACAGACAATTTATTTGCTCTACCAAAAGGAGGATTGCCTATAACTAAACTTTTCTCCATATATGGTAATACAACGTCTCTATAATCAGATTTTATAATTCCTTCTATACCGGGTTCGATATCAAAAGCCAACGCAGTTTTTGGTAAAAATTGCAAAAACGAACCATTTCCGGCGCTTGGCTCAATTATTCTGTTCCAATCTCTACCCAAAATCTCGTATGTTTTTTTCACGCAATATTCAGCCAATGACGATTCGGTATAATATTTATCAAGGGGCAATTTTGCCATTCAATTCCTCCCAACTGTGAACAATAAAATATTTCAATGACGACATATTATACGGAGATGTCGTCATACAATAACAACCACTACCGTGTTGCTTGGTGATTTTGAACAATGATTTATCTTTAAGTAGCTCGGACGGAACAAAATATATTTTTTCAGTTCCCTCTATTATATTATAAAATACAAACAAAAACCAATCACATTCGTCGGGATGCAACTGATTAAATGTAACTGTTCCCGATAATATTCTAGTGGACACAACATCTATTGTGCCAATATTTGAAATCATATTAAAACCAGTTCCATTATATCTCCTAAGACTTGGAACCTTTGAAACGATATAATTTTCGCTCCAATCATTGCCAAATTCTTTATTTGATAAATAATTGATATGGGCATATGGATTTAAATGTTTAAGCTCGTTTTGTAGACGCTCAATCTCCAAAACAATCTCATTATATCTTTTCTTTTCCTTGGCATTCATAAATT